TCTAATGCTGTAGTTTGTGCTAAACTCATAGCATCATTTGTTTTTTCAGGAAACATTGAAATGTCTATTGTAGTTAAAATTGCACCTAAATTGTTTAAAGCGCTTGGTCCTTGCTGAATAACTTTATTATAAGCAGCTTGTAATGTCTTTAAATATGGATCAACAATACCATAAATCTTCTTATCGGTAAGTTCAACTAATTTTGCAATCTTAATAGCTCCGTCAACTTCTGATTTCAATACTTTATAGGCGTCAATTTGTTTGCTAACTAAATATAAAGCTTTTGCGGTACTTACCGTATTAACTATAGTTCTGGATGAAATATCTGCAGCTACAACGGGAACCCCTAAAAATGCTTTAAGCATTAAAGTAGTTTGCCGCATTGGTTCGATGATCGTATCTTCATAAGTAGACTCTATTTGTCTTAAAATACCTTGGGATCTTAAAAAGACACCTCTAGCATTATTAATACTATTCAATGCAGAATTAAGTTTCTCTTCAAATTTAGCAAGTCCAGTAGTTGCGGGACCTCCAGCTGGAAGGAACTCATAATGAGAAATAACTTTAAATTGTAGTTTATAGTCATATAAATGGGGTTTTGCGGCTTGTCTATCCATCTCAAAAGATAACAACTCCACAATTAGGAATTCGCCATCTTTATAGTTTTTAAAAACAAGTCGAAGATCTTTAGCTTTAGTACCTTTAACTTTTTTATATTGATAATAAGTTCTAAACCAATTTCTTAAATGAATAAATACTTCATATCCAGATTTATGCTTTAAATCATTAGGTTGAAAAATGGCTTCACCTGTTTTTCTATCCGCTCCACCATCGCCTCGAAATGGTGCAAGTCCAGTAGTACCTTGAATATTTAAAGCTTTGTATCCAAGTCCAGAATGGCTGACTGTAGTACCACCTTGAGAGGCTTTAATAACTATCGCAGGATCTTCAGATTGATTTATAGATTGTGGAGCTAGTGGTAACTGAAAGTCTGAGAAGTCTTTTATCTTTTCACCGTTAAGTGAAACTACTGAAAACGTATAAGGAAAGGTTAATTTAGACCAGTTTTCGGATGCAAATTGAGACTGAATTGCTTTAAACTCTGCAGATTTAGGGTAAGTTACTACGTCTTTAGTATTTCCGGCTAACTTATCTAGTAAACCGTTAACTGATGATTGAATTTGGTTTACAAGTGCACCAATCCCTAAAGCCATTAAAATCTCCTAGCATCTAAATCTTAGATAATTTTATCAGATTAAGGAATTATACTACTAAAGGCGCCGGCTTGGGCAGTTAACGATGCAGCAAATCCTTGGGAAGTTGCAACTCCGGCTTCTGCCGCCTTCTGTTGTCTAAGACTTCCTCTTGAGGTATTTGCTCGGTTATTAGCAAAATTGTATCTTTCATTAAAGTAATTCTTAGTTCGAGTAGTAAATGCGGCAACTATTTGAGAAACCCTTGAATTAGCTTGAGTAGTTCTAGTTCCTCGTTCAGTTGAAAGACTTGATAGCCCGGTATTAGAAACGTCAGTAGTTATTATGTAATTAGTTAAAAAGTTCTTTGAAACATTCACATTATTAGTTGTGGTAGCTAATTCGGAGGTTCCGTCTGGGTCTAAATTACTAGAAATAGCAGTTAACTGGCTGTTTAACATAGATATTCTAGAATTTGCTATTGTTTGTAACTGTGCTACAAAGTAGTCCATTAAAGGTTGTAGCGTAGAATCTGTAGGTGTTTTTGTAGTTCTTTCAGCATTTGTAAATCCGCTAAAAGCTTTTAAACTTCGCCCAGTTGGAATAGTTCCAGTTGGTGATAATAGTAACTCGATAGTGCAATCTGCAATGAACGGGGGATTTGCTGGTTGTAATACAAACGTAAGAATTTTAACTACCGCTAATCGACCAGATGACGCTATAGTATAAACAGAATTAGGAGTTAGTGTAAACGTTAAAGTCAAATCTTTTAGCTGTAAAGTAGTAGAACTTGACGTAATAGCTGAATTTGTAAGTATTGTGGAAACTGGAGAAGTTCCACCCCATCCAGATACTAGCTCCGTTTCGATAGGCGCTTGATTTAAGATATATTGAAGTTCATTTGCAGGATTAACTAAAAGCGGTCCTCCATCAAATTCTGAAACTCTAATAACGTCTGTAATAGGAAGTGCTGGTTGTAATCTACCACCTTGAAGACTAGCACACGAAACAATGTCAGACTCAAGAACTGGAGTTGCAATATACTGACCATTAATTGCTTGGCGCTCTGCTTCATATTTTCCAATAATATCATTTGAATAATAATCATAATATTTCTTAAAACTGGAATCAGTAAGGGCAAGCTCGGCTGCTCTAGCTTGTTGTCCGGCAACCTGCCCAGTAAACGCAGTTGCGGCAGATTCAGCTTTGGCTTTCTCTACGCTCATTTGTGCAATTTCTTCTGGTGTTAATACCGGACTCGCCATTATTTAGTCTCCTCTTTATATCTAAACATATAGCCCCAACTGGTTATATGTTTAGACTTTAAATATTTTTGTATTTGTTTTCTATTTATAGCTAAATACTCAATAGTATACCCAGCTATCTCAGCAATGACTTGCCATCTTAGTGGTCTACTTTTTTTAGAAGACGCACGTCTACCTGAGCCTTTTCCAATATAAAAAACTTCGTTAGTATCTAGTCTTCTATGTGCGTATACATAACAATCGGTATATTCCATAACTAACTCGTTACTCGGACGGATAAACTTCCGACATTTGGAAGTAACGGAGCCATAGGGGGGGTCGTCGGAGCTCCCGGAGAAGTAGCGGTATGTATGTGACTTGCAAAGGCTGTAGCAAGTTGACTAAACATGGTTACCATATCACTAGCGTTACTTCCCAAATCTACAAACTGACCTTTTAGAGAAATTTTTCCGGTTGCCCCATCTACTTCAATCTCCGCGCTTCCGGCCTTAATACTTATCTTAGCCGGGGTTCCTGCCATTGTAATTGTAGACCCACCTGCTTTAATTTCTGCTTTTTTACCAGATCCATCTAAAGTTACAGTCGATGCTCCGATTTCAAATGAAGCTTTCTTTGATTTACCGTCTAAAGATATTTTAGGTCCACCTTTAGTTATAATCGTCACAATGTCATTTTTACCATCTTCTACAATGGTAAGTCCAGACATAAAAGTTCTAGTAGATTTTTCTTCAATAGTCCAGTCTTCCGAAATAAGAACTTTATCCTTTGGAACAAATTCCCCGTTCTTAACTTCACCGGTTTTAATACTTCTTTTTAATTGGCCTTTATTATCAATTTCATCAATTACTGCGTTATATTCTTTAATAAATCTAGGACCATCTGCTTTTTTAGCCGCTTTAGTATTTTTAATACCCTTAGCTAAGCCCATAATTACTGGGTATGCATCTTGACCTTGAATAAAGAATACATAAACAATATCGCCATCATGTTCTGATAATTTAACTTTTGAAATATTCTTAGTTGTAGCTTTTAAGATATGCTCTGAATAATTAGAATTACCATTTAAATTTGTAGCTAATCGACAATTAGAAAGTGTTTGCCCAGCTTCAGATCCACCAATGATTACAACTTCATAAAGAACTTCTGGATTTTGTGATTTTTGGGATATATTTTGTGGATCATCCGTATACAATATATTAGTAATCATGCATCTATAGATTGCATAATCTTCTTGAGATACTCCGAGATTTGAATAAACTGCGGTATTATTAGATTGTATAGACCCGTCCCAACGTTTTTTCATATGTCCCTATTTTTTGGTTGTAAATTCACCGGCATCTGCAAATTCTACATTTCTATTTGAAAATCCTTTTTTATTAGCTAAATCCGCTTCTTCAAATCCTCTTGTTAAATCTACAGTTTGACTCCAAGATGTTTCTAAATTTGCACCAACTGTAAAAGTATCCGTATACCCTTCAATATAATATCGTTTAGAAGCTAGATAGTTAATGTCATTACTAAACTTCATTACATGCCCTATTTTGATATCATTTGTGCCTAACTTAGTAACCGTCCCGGATTCTGCATACACTCCGTTATTCCAGTAATCATAATTTATTTCATTAAATTCAATAAGTTGGTCCTTGTGAGCCGCACCATTTGCTAACTCTTCATTCTTTAATAAAGAGTTGATTGTATTATGATATGGTCTGAACCCATGTCTTTTTATTGAATCTTGATTATTCTTAGGAAATCCATCAATTAAGTTTACATTAGTCTCGACACTCATGTAACTTGAAGATACCATTGTAAGAAATGAATTGTATCTTGCATGATTATCTTCGCCTAGATCAAAAGTGTATAAATCAACGGCAGGGACTGTAACTACGGGCTTTAAGTCTTTATATAATGTAATATTTTTACTATTCTTAGGGTATTTACTTTGATCAATTCCCCAAGGTATAGGTCTAAAGATTAATCTCGGTTTTCCATTTAAATCAGTTTCACAAAATAACTCATGAAATTGCGGTATTGACATACGTTTTAATTGCGCCCAGGCATTGCCTGTTAAGTAATCTCCGGGTTTATCGACCGCAATTCCTGCTAACGTTTCAGAGATTTGAAATACTCCGTCTAGAGCTCCCCAATAAGTTCCGCCACTTAATCTACTGATATCAAATCCGATATCACTTACCATTTCTTTAGGGAGCAACCATTGTAATGCAATACTTAATAGTGATTTATTATCGTTAGGTTTAGCTCCTGGAACTTTAGCCGGGTAATAAAACATATCATGAATAAGTTTAATTGCTTTACTTATTGGAGTATTTGCAACCACATTTAAACTAGTTTGGGCTACATTATCGAGCATTATTTTGTCAAAAACAAAGAGATTATGCCAAATATTGGTTTGGTCATAAATAACTCCAAAGTCACTACCTGAAACTTGGAAACTAATATCGACGGCTCTATTCTCATTTGTGGAACCTATAACGCTTACCCGTTCGATATATCCAATACATCTTATATATTTACTTTCGGATTTTATACCGCTAACCAAAGCGACTTGGGGACTTAACTGAAGCTTTCCGTCATTAGACATGTAAATAACGCACCAACAACCGCGCTTAATAATATCTTTCCAATCGTTAGTTCCATAATTAGGTGAATTAGTTAAAGTAAAACTAAAAGATCCAGCTGCGGATCCCATGTTTTTTGAGAATGTTACTGTTTGAAGTTGACTTGAAATATCTAAACGGCTAGCTCCTGCTAATTTATCATCTGAGATATTTGGGTCAGTTAGAACTTCATTCCATGGGTAAACTAACACTTTACATTGTGCTATTACATTTTTAGTTTCATTACTAACTTTTGGATTTTTAGGCACTTAAAATCCCTTCATTGTATTCTCGGATACTTTTCCATCTGGTAATCTAATTTGATTAACTACAGTTGGTTGACCCCTTGGCACTTTGCTCATAGCATTAGCAACTTCTGTTCCGATGTCCTTAGCAGTTGGGAAAGCCGTTGCAGAAGACTGATCTGGTTGCTTAGTAGTTCCTTCTTCTTCAGCTTTCTTTTCTGCGCGTTTCTTATCGATAATATCAAATATTTTATTAGATGAGTCCTTTTCATAATCAAAAACATTTTTATCATATTTAGTTGCTGCATCATTTAGAAAACTCATACCTTTAGAAACAACATCTCCGGTTTTCTTAACAATCCCAGTATCATTAATATCTTTACCAACTGTGGTAAGTCCTCGGACTCCTTCGGTATCCATTTGTTTTGCAGCATTTGCAGCTACAACTCCTTGTTTTCCAAGTTGTTGTGCAGTATTCTCTTGAATTTTAGATAAAAGTGCAGTTTGTCCTGACAATGAAGTATTTATATCCTCTAAGCGTTTTGCAACTGGGTCTTTGTCTCCGGTCACAATATCTTTGAATTGCTTGTCAAAATCCTCTTTTGTCATCTGCTTTTCTTGAAGTTTTTCCATAAGTAGTAAAGCATCGAATGCCTTTTGCGGATCTTTAATGCCTAAGATATTAGATGCTACATTACCCATCCCATACATTCGTTGAGTATCTGTAACTTGCGAGATCTTCTCATCTTTACCAAGTCCACCCATTTCTTTAAACATACCCTTGATAGCTTCAGTTCTATCTCCAACACCTTTAAACAAGCCTTCTTTTTTCATATTTGCTAAGAGTTTAGGATTGTAATCTCCTCGTTTTTTAAGGGCTTCTTCATCAAGTCCCATAATTCCACCAGATTCCATGGCAAATTTAGTACCCCCGATAGTACCACCACCAATACCAGCTCTGGCAAATGCTGTTTGAAGGAACGCAGATTTTTCACCAGTTGCATTTTTAACTGCTTCATTAATTCCCGCAAAAGCTTGAGAAATCATTTCTGGGGTTCTAGTTCCATCTTTAACTAACATTGCAAAAGCTTTAGTCATCTCTTCGGTATTCGTAGCTCCATTATCATTTATAGAAGACAATAATTTAGTGGCTGAGTCTAAGTACGGCCCTAAAGCATCTTCAATACCAGAGGCTAACGTTGCAGCTTGTAATTTCATTTGTGCATCTGTTGCACCTGCTCCGCCCATTGTAGATCTAAATTGAGTTGCAACTCCGGTCATAGTTCCTGAGTTTAACCCAAAAGCTCTTTCAAATCCAGCCTTCTTCATTTCGGTATCTTGGCTTGTTCCTTGTCGACCTAAAGTAGCGGTAGCATCCGCTCGGCGTTGAACCATATCTTGCTCAGATAATCCAACTCTTGCCAGTTCTTGTGGAGTCCCAAAATTCTCGTCTTGAACTCCTAATCCTTTTAGTTTATTTCTAGGTTCAATTCCTGCGGAATATTGATTTGTGGCTTGTATAGTTCTAGTAATTGCGTAAGTTGCAGCTGCGGCAACTATTGTTCCAAGTACTCCAAATATTTTCTTTTGAAATCCGGTAGAACCATCTCCCATTTCTGCTTCTTTTTTTGCTTGGTGTGCATTACCTAGTTCTTTAGATAAAGTTGCTTGATGTTTGTAGGCATCCACAATCTTCAATCGAAGTGCTAATTCTTCTTCGGATCCATCAATTAATTTAGATTGTTCATTAATCATCTTAGAGATTTCGTCTCTATTAGACTTGATTTTGGATGATATAGCGCCTATTTCTTTTTGTAATTCGCCTTTAAGGAATTTTTTATCTTCGCTTGAAAAAATACTTACTTTAGATGATTTAATTTGTTCAAAAGACTTAGCTACATCTAATAAACTCTTTTTTATTGGGGTTGTATCTGCTGAAATCTTTAATGATGCAGTCATCTAATTAATCTCCTAAAATATCACTGGGGCTAAAGCTAATTCTATCCTCTATTGAGGCTAAAGTCTTTTCTCGTTGGCGAGTATCTAACTCTATTTCGGAATCTGCCCAGCTAGCAAAATCTTGGTCTTTTCCTTCGATTTGTGCTAAGTCAAGTTCGAAAGCCTTTAAAAACTCTGGATTACTATCAAATTGATGTGCGAAAAACTCAGTTAAAAGTTCTTCTGCAGTATATGAATCCCATATTGGATCTTTTAAAAGCCGTTTAGTTTTAACTGCTAAGTTAAATTTAGCATATCTTATAAAGTCTTTTAAAGTAAGATCTCCACTTGGAAGTTGGCTTAAACAGTATCCTAAATACTTAATATTCTTTAATGGATCAAGCTTTGAGGTTGTCATCAGTAACTCCCCAAACTTGGTTTATCCAAGACTCTTCGAACCGAAGAACCTCATTATAAACACCTTCTACTATATTTAAATCCATTAAAGTATAACCATACTCTGCGGATTTCCAAAATATAGGGCAATCATCTATTGTAAACTTTAAGTAAGCAATCATTTTATTGAGTTTAAGAACTCCTGGATTGAGATAAATCGGGTATTCACCGTTTAACATGGATTCATATTTGCCTATTAAGGCTTGGTCTTTTAGAGTTGGAATCTTACACTTAAACTCGCCTAAGAAGCGTTTTTTAGTAACTACTCCAGTTAAATCCAATTGAAATACTTGAGTAGTATCTGGCAGTTCTTTTGATAACTTGCTAGAATCATTCATGTTTTGTCCTAATCTTAATATAAATCTACTATTATTATATCCAGTTTTGGGCTAAAATAAGCTTGTATTATTTTGATACTTATTAATTTAAAGCTTTTAAATCTAGTTTTTATACGTAATAATTAATTTATGAAGAAAACTATTTTATTTATTTTATTTATTTTATTCTTAAATTTTGAAGTTTTAGCTAATCCAATTAAAGTTATGGTTATTGATACCGGCATTGGATTTCATGGATTACTAGACCAATATGTAACTTATGAACATAATACTTTAGATACTACCGGGCATGGAACTCATGTTGCTGGAATTATCGCTTGGGGAAATCATCATTTAGATGATCAGCTTTGCAATAAAGTTCAAATTACTGCTTGTAAAGTTTACTTAGGTCCAGTATATTTGCCAGATGCTTTTATAGGCTGCCTAGTTAAAGCTGAAAAAGAAGATTTTAATTATGTGAATATTTCATTAGACGGCGGTGAGTTTAATTTAAAGGAATACGAATTATTTAAAAAACTTGAAAAAAAGAATGTTATAGTTACTGTTGCTGCCGGAAATCACACTTTAAACTTGGACAAGACTTTCACCTTTCCCGCATCTTATGGTTTACCTCTAATATCTACTTATAGAATCCCAATAGATATTCCTAAGAGATTTAGAATACGGCGAAGGCTTAAATCTAAGTTTTTAACCGTTCGGCCTTTAACTAATATAAAAGTAGTTCAGAATTTATGTTTACCGGATCAACTTTGTCATACTTCAAATTATTCAAAACGTGCGGTAGCTGAATACGGCGAGAATATTTATTCAACTTTTCCAAATAATTCATTTAAATATATGGGTGGAACTAGCATGTCCGCTCCAGCTTACCTACATAGATTATTAAAAAAGGAATGTTCCAATGGAAAATAAAGGATATAAAAAGTATATTTTATATGGATTAGCTTTTGTATTTATTCCAGGAAGTTCCATAATTGCATTAGGATACTTGCTAGCTAAAAGCTTAAAGAAAGTCCAGACTGAG